GTTCAGACGTGTGCTCTTCCGATCTTAGAACCAAGCGAATACGATTCCAGCCTGAGCTTTGGCTTGGGCACCCCCATATACAAAGACACCCCCATTCTTCCCACCGGGGCAATCGTGGGCAAAGTGAATCTGGTGGACTGCGTTCCCATCGAGAAATTGTACGGCACAGAATACGACACTGAGCGGGAACGGGAATTTGGTGATTGGCGCCCTGGGCGTTATGGGTGGATAGCCGAGTCGCCGGTGGTTTTTGATGCCCCATACAAGCTACGCGGCCGACAGGGGATTTTCCAAGTTGATCTGCCGCAATATTTGGGCAAGCGCCCTGAATAATGGAGGAGGAAAACAATATGGCCCAGATAGACCTTGATGCGGTCCGTAAACGAGTCGATTGCCCGTTTTGTGAACCAAACGAAGATGAAATATCAAAAAAGGCTTGCCCGAAATGCGTAAATTTTAAATGGTGCGAAAAACATCGCTTCTGCTCGGGCATTTTTGAGGTTCTGCTGACCGAGGTCGAGAAGCTACGGACGCAAGCGCTGCCCGAACCGGAGCCGGAAACTGACTATAACGGCTTGAAGCTGAAATATCGCGTATATAAGGCTAGGAACAATGAGCCGGTCGAAGGCTGCTTTGTCCTTAGGCCTCAGAAGGACCCAGCTGCGCGGGCTGCGTTGCAGGCATACGCTGAGGCTACTGACAATGAGCAACTCGCATTTGACCTAAAACAAGAGCTGAGGCAGCTCGAAACTACCGCAGCAACCGCCCTGTTCCGGGAGTTAGACAAATCGCTGTTTGATGAGCGAAAGTGCCGCGTCTGCGGCTGCACCGACTCCCACGCCTGCCCAAGCGGCTGCTATTGGGTGGAGGAGGACTTGTGCAGCGCGTGTGCTGAGAAAGAAGGTCCAGCATGAAGAGACTCTTCGGGATAAAACCATGCCCACCGGCCGGCTCAAGGCCTCCCGGTCCACCGCCGAGACGTACGAAAAGACAAGTGAGCTTAGGTAGTGAAACCTACGAAGACCATCTGGCCAAAGATCCGCACATAAAGTTCATCATTGACGAGCGGAACGCGCTGAGGGCAGAGAATGAGAGGCTGCAGCAGGAGAACAATGCGATGCAGGACCTGCTGGAGAAGAGCAAATGAGCACAATGCTGTTGAATATCCCGGCACACACGAACTGCCGGAACTGCGGTGACTGCTGCACCGTTATACCGGCGTCGCGCCAGGAAGTGAGAGCCATCCGGGCATACCTCGAAGCGCACCCGGAGATAAAGAAACAGGCGCAAGCACATAGCCACCGGACCCTCGAATGCCCTTTCAGGGATAATGAGGCTCAGCGCTGCATCATCTACCCTGTCCGGCCGGCCATCTGCCGTCTGATGGGCGTGTGCGCCGGTATGGAATGCAGCTATGGCAATTCGGCGTATATCAACGGGGATCCCTTTTTGGCCGACCATCATCCGGATAACCTTGTTATATTGAACGAGCTGGACTGGACATAAAGCCGAGCATACCAGCCATCGGCACATTATTTTGGGGGGGTGTATACAGTGGACAAATCAACGAAGCTGGAAGACATTATAAAAATGGCTGCTGAGGCTGGTGCCAAAACAGCTCTGGAGACGCTCGATAAGGAGAAGCGCAAAGAACAGCAATCCCGCCACGACCGGCGGATCAGGAACACTAAGCTCCTGCTGCGGAATTACCGCATGTTTCGGGCCCACGTCGAAAACGCTGTGTTCGAGGCAAGCCAGCTGGACGAGAACGCAATCGACATCCTCGACCTCATGTGGGACCCGGCGAACAACAGCGAGGCCTACGTCGAGAGCATAAAGAACAGCGTGACGCGCACGGCCATCATCATGCGGCACGTCACAGACATGCTTTCGTTGTACGAAACCTATTGTTACCGGGCTGGGAAGCCCGAGGACCAGCGCCGGTACCGCGTTATCGAGGCCATGTACATCTCTGAGGATTGCCCAACCGTCCGGGAGATAGCCGACAGCGAAGGCATCGACACCCGGACGGTGTACAAAGATATCGATACCGCTGTCGAGAAATTATCTGCCTTGATTTTCGGGATAGACGGCCTTAAAAGGGAATGACGGGAGAGCTATACGATGTGGCCGGGGCAATAATTGATGGAGGGCAAAAAGTGGGCATTGCATAGGCAAAATATTCCTGCTATCATTGTACCCGTAAAATTTTGATCACACCGATAACCGCTTTCCGGAGACGAAGGCGGTTATTATTTTGTGGAAAAGGAGGCTTTTCACGCCCATCGTCGCTCCTTTCGATGCGCGTTTTCCCCCACCGACCGCTTGCCTCGCCAGCCAGCGGAACGATGGAGGCTATCAAACCCAAAGGAGCAGGACCATGGAAATCCAGAAGATACCCATTGAGCGAATGAACCCGGCGCCATACAATCCCCGGAAGGACCTCAAGCCAGGCGACCCGGAATATGAAAAGCTGACCCGGTCCATAAAAGAGTTCGGCTATGTCGAGCCTGTCGTATGGAATGCCCGGACCGGGAACATCGTTGGTGGCCACCAGCGGCTGAAGGTGCTGAAGGACCTCGGCGAGACCGAGGCCTTTTGCGTTGTTGTCGACTTGGATGGCCAAGATGAAAAGGCTCTCAATGTCGCCCTGAACAACATATCGGGCGAATGGGATGAGTTGAAGCTGGCAGAGCTGCTCGAGGATCTGCAAAACGATATCGACGTCATCATAACCGGGTTCGACCAAGAGGAAATTGACAAACTAATAACCGAGATGGCCAAGGAGACTACCGAACTATTCATCGATAAGCTGAAAGACTCCCCGCCTTCAAGCGTTTTCGGTACCTTTCTTGTGCCGCCTTTCTCAATCTTCGACACCAGGCGCGGCTATTGGGCCGAACGGAAAGCAAACTGGCTCTCTATAGGAATCCGCTCAGAGAATGGGAGAGAAGAAAATCTCATATTTAAGAAAAATTTAAAAATCGGAAAACGGGATAATGGCACCAGCGTATTTGATCCCGTGCTCTGCGAGATATGCTATCGCTGGTTCAATGTTCCGGGTGGCCATGTTTTTGACCCCTTTGCCGGCGGCTCCGTCCGCGGCGTGATAGCAAAACTGACCGGACAGCAATATACTGGGATCGATTTACGGCAGGAGCAGGTCGACGCGAACTATGCAAATGCTGCCGAGCTCGGCCTAGAGGGTATCAACTGGATATGCGACGATAGCCTCAATATGGACGCCCACATCCAGGACGAGACAGCCGATTTGGTATTCACAAGCCCGCCTTATTTCGACCTCGAGGTTTACAGTGACGACCCCCGCGATATCAGCAACATGGATTATGACACATTCTCGACGGCCTTTGTGACGATAATGCAGAAGGCAGCGCGAAAGCTCCGGGAAAACCGTTTTTTTATCGTTGTGATCTCAGACGTACGGGACAAAAAAGGCGGGTACCGTGATATTACCGGGCTGCTCAAAGAGACCATGCGCCGCGAGGGGCTATGCCTCTATAATGATATCGTTCTCCTTAACGTGGTCGGCTCGGCCGCGTTCAGGGTACGACGCAATATGCGCAATCGGAAAGTCGTCCGCGTCCATCAAAACGTGCTGGTCTTCTATAAGGGCAACCCGCAGGCCATACAGGATCACTTTGAGGAGCTCACCGAGCTTGAAGAGGACGCAATTGCTGCCATGGCGGCCGGCGAAACCGAACAATGAGGACTGGACACCTCGGCCAACCTCCGCTATTCTCGACGAGAAGGAGGCGAGGACATGCAGCCGCATATTGAAGACATGAAAGAGAAAGCGGACCAGGCGCGGGCACTATACCGTATGGGGAAGATAACCCGGGATGAGGCAACGGAGGCCATAAGCCCCTATGCTGAAGAGTTCAATGCCAAGTCAAAAGAGCTGGCGCGGAAATACGGGCAGCGGCATAAGCCGTTCTCCATATCAAGCTATCTAAGATAATGGAACAATATGGTAAATATTAGCCCGCGGGCGGCCTCCTCATGGGGGCCGCCCTATTTTCTCCAAATCAACACGATATGAATAACCGACGAGGTGAGGTGATATGCCGAGAGCGAGAAGTGCCAAACGGGATGAAGCCCGGGACATCTGGCTTCAGTCTGGGAAAACCATCAAGCTCAAGGATATCGCCGCACAGCTCGAGGTCCCGGAGAACCGGGTCCGCAAATGGAAGTCCGAGGACAAGTGGGAAAACGGAACGCTCTCGAGAAAAGGAGCGAAAGGGAGCGACGTAAAAGGGAACGCTCCGAAAAGAAAACCGGGCGGCCAGCCCGGGAACAAGAACGCTGTCGGCAACAACGGCGGCGCCCCGATAGGCAACCAGAATGCTCTCAAACATGGCATCTTCTCTAAAATATACTGGGATACACTCGATGACGAGGAACGAACCATGCTTCAAGGCATGATGTATGACGAGGAAAAGCTGCTCGAGGAGCAGATCGCCCTCCTAACCGTTCGGGAACGCCGGTTGATGAAGACCATCGCCCAGAAAAAGGGCACAAAGGACGGCCTATCGCTTGCCAGCGTCGTAAAAAGGACGCTTAATATTGATGGGAGCATCGTAATAAGCAATAAGCAAAAGCAGACCGAGACCACGACGAAAGTCACCAGCACGTTCGAGGTTATTCAAAAGCTGGAGGAAGCGCTTACCCGGGTGCAGGCCCGAAAGACGCGCTGCATACAAGCGCTGGCTCGCCTCAGGGCCGAGCGGGCCAAGATAGAGGCCGAGCAGGCAGGCAGCGAGCTGGTGAACGACTGGATTGCCGGCATAATGGGCGGTGATCAGGATGGCTGATTTATCGGTCAGAAGGCAATTCTTTGCCGAACGGATACGGGCGTACCGTCAGGATATAACGCTCTTCGGCCGGGAGGTCATGGATTTTGAGCCTGACAGCTGGCAGGAAGCGGTGTTCCGCGACGTTGCCGATTACAAACGAATATCTGTTAAATCAGGGCAGGGCGTCGGCAAGACCGGCGCTCTCTCTATTATCGTCCTATGGTTCCTTGCATGCTTTCCCTTCCCCAAGGTGATAGCCACCGCGCCCACGCTGCGGCAGCTCCACGACGTGCTATGGAGCGAGATTGCGAAGTGGCAGTCGAACAGCCCACTGCTCCTTAATATCCTTCGGTGGACAAAGTCCTACGTCTATATGATTGGGTATGAGAAGCGGTGGTTTGCCGCGGCGCGCACGGCCACCAAGCCGGAAAATATGCAGGGCTTCCACGAGGACAACATGCTTTTCGTCGTTGACGAGGCCTCCGGTATCGCCGAGCCTATCATGGAGGCAATCCTGGGCACGCTCTCCGGCCCCAACAACCGTCTGATCCTGTGCGGCAACCCAACGCAAAGAGCCGGCACATTCTACGACAGCCACACCTCCGACCGGGCAAACTGGCGCTGTCATACGGTCAACGCCGAGCACAGCGCCCGGACCAACAAGGAGAACATAGAGGCGCTCAAGCGCAAGTATGGCGCCGACAGCAACGTTGTCCGGGTGCGCGTTTACGGTGAGTTTCCCCTGGAAGAGGACGATGTTTTTATCTCCCTCTCCCTCATCGAGCGCTCTATCGCCATGGATCCGGAGCCTATTACCGAGAAGAACCCCGTGCGCAGCATCGATATAGGCTGCGACGTCGCCCGCTTCGGCGACGACAAGACCGTCATCGGCTATAAGGTCAACGAAAAGGCTGAAATCGCCAAAAAGCAAAACGGCCAGGACACCATGCGCACAGCGGCCGACATCGCCTTCCTGGGCTGCCAGCTCGTGGACAGGTACGGCTTCAAGGGCAAGATTCCGGTCAAGGTCGACGACGGCGGCGTTGGTGGCGGCGTAGTGGACCGTCTGCGCCAGATCAAGCGCACGGACCCCGCAAAGTTTGCTTGGATGGAAGTTATGCCTGTGCAATTCGGGAAAACCATCAAACATCGGTATTACCACGACTCCACTACCTACATGATGGCGGTCGTGAAGGACCTGCTGCAGCCATTCGATGACACGGGCATGCCCAAGCCCGTTGAACTCATCCTCCCCAACGACGACGACCTGGTCGGCCAGCTGTCCTGCAGGAAATATGAGATGACCTCATCCAGCAAGATTAAGGTTGAGAGCAAGGACGACATGAAGAAGCGCGGCCTACCCTCCCCCGACGAGGCCGACTGTATCCTGCTGCTTTGCCTGCCGATCAGCTTAAAGAAATAGAAAGGAGGCGCACACGGCATGAGCGATAAGAAGCCCGGCGTGGCCGTGTCTATCATAAAAGCCCAGGAGATTCAAAAGGCGGACGCTTCTACTGCGCTTACCAACGATCAGAGCTCTGGAACTGAATGGATATCGCATCCTATGCAGCTCGAAGGGCTTGAGATCATGGTGGATCACTCCAATATACTCCCCCAGTGCATCCGCGCCTACAAGGACAACATCGCAGGTTTTGGCATAGCGCTTAGATACAAAGAGGATATTGATGAAATCGATGCGATGAAGGCCGAATGGGAAGCCGCTGACAAGGTCGTCAAGCTGTTAAGCATCGAAAAAGCGACCAAAGAAGTGTTTGAGGCGGTTATCGAGGCGCGTGAAACGTTCGGCATTGCCT